TAATGGTAAAGCAGTCCGTTACATTGGTAAAAAGAACTTTCATTCTGTAGTTAAAAAGAAACTTGGAAAGAAAGCTATTGCTGCAATGACAGACAAAAGGGCATCTAAATACACTTTTGTTACTAAAACTAACTATGAAAACTATTACAGTAGTAATCAAGTGCTACAAGATGCACACAAAGCAGGAATTCCTATAAAGAGATTTATGGTCAGGATATGTTTCTCAAAGACAGAGTTGACATATCATGAGACTAAATTTCAATTTGTAAGAGAAGTGCTTGAAAAAGAAGAATATCTCAATGCCAATATCCTTGGCAGGTTTTACAAAATCAAATAGTATGAATGAAATAAATATGATGGCTACCCTTGTCAAATTAGCTGACTTGGGAGTAACTGGTATTAAGGTAAATTATGAAGGATCTGATGATTCAGGTGCAATTGACAGTGTAATCTACACTACAGAGAAAATGAGTGAAGATGAAGAAGATGCATTTAGTGATATAAACAACCTAAATGTTTGGAGTCAAGATGTAAGGTATCTTTGTACACTAGATTCAGGTCTTGACTCAGATATTATACATTTTGTTGAGGAAAAATTACTCAATGACATTGAAGACTGGTGGAATAATGAAGGTGGTTATGGTTCAGTATGTATACTTATACCATCAGGTAAATACAAGATCACTAATGATATCAGAATTGTTGAGACAGAAACTTATTATCATGAAGGTTCTTTAATCCAAAAGACATTGTAATGGCACATCCGTATCAACATGCTGTATCTTCAGCTAGAAAGTTTGGAGGAGCTCCAGTAGATTATTTATATATCCACCAATGGTTTGATGAGACTAAATCTTGGGTAGGTCATAGTAAGCACAGAATGTTCCGTCACCATAGTGAGGGTATCTTTGAATGTGAACAAAGATTTGGTATATCATTTAATAACTCTGATGGCAAAACTGTATATACAAGATATGTTGGTGAACAACATGTCAAGGAAGATTGCAATGGATATATTCCAAGTGCAAAAGAATGGGTGGACATGATTGCATCCGGTGAATTAAAAGAATGGGCTATTAAGACCCTAAAAATTGAAGACTAATGGAAATTCTAAAGGGAATATTATACTGTATGATTGGTATAACTGGATTAGTGGTTTTGTTAATAGCAATGTATTTATTTTGGTTTGAAACTATACCACAGTTTTTAAAAATGGTTAAAAAAAGAAGATAATGACAAGAGATGAATTAAAAAATCTGATTAACATGTTTCAGTCAAGTGATGCTGAGAATCATGTAGTTGCATTTCATGCAATTGAAAACAGTACACTTGATGACAATGAACTAGTATTATTGTATAAATTTTCAGGGCAACCATATGCACAATGGAAGAAAGAGATCCCAAAGACTGCAGAGAGAATTAATAATGTAATTGGTGATGAAGCCATAGCATTTTCATCTGCACGTGTGCTTGGTATTATTACTAATAATAAAGCAGCCAAGCATGTAATAGAAACATTCCTGGAGTTTTTCATCCGGGATTTGACCAGTATGTTAGGAAGCATAGGGTATCCAATGGACAAAGTAGACATCAATGTAAAAATAAGAGATGATGGACAAAGCACAGAGTCTTAGTAAAATAAGTAAAGAACTAATGTTGAAAGAGCCTTATTACGGTTTCTTTCTCATTATGTTGAATAAAGTTTGGAGAAAAGATCTCCCAACTGCAGGAGTAAGCAAACAGAATATTAATTATCAACTAGCCATCAATGAAGAATTCTGGACTGGTCTAAGTGATATGCATAAGATGGGCTTACTGAAACATGAATTGCTCCATATTGCATTTGGTCACCTTGTAAGTTTTAGTTCTTTCAGTAACAAAAAGCTTGCAAATGTTGCCATGGATATGGAGATTAATCAGTATATTGAAGACTCTTGGCTGCCAGAAGGGGGTATCAGAATTGAAGATTATGAAGATCTCAGACTAGATAAAAAGGCTGGTTGTAGATATTACTATGACCAGCTTCTCCGTCTTCAAGATGAGAAGGATAAGAATGGTACCACAGGTAATGATGCCATGGATAAACTTCTTGATAATGTAGCTAGCGGAGATATTCCAGATCATAGCACATGGGAAGAGTTTGATGATATGACTGATGCTGAGAAAAAGCTAATTGAAAAGCAGGTTCAGAAAATTCTACAAGATGCAAAAGAACAGACTGTAAAGAAACGTGGTAATGTACCAGGTGAAATTGAGGGTCTGATTGTAGTTGAGGAGTTTACTGCACCTAAGTTTGATTGGAAGGGTTATCTCAGAAGATTTACTGGAGTAAGTACTAAAGTGTTTACTAAGAAGATTAGGAGAAAAGAGAACCGTAGATATGAAGATAATCCAGGTCTGAAGATTAAGATGCGTCAGCACATGTTGCTTGCTATTGATACTTCAGGTTCAGTAAGTGATACAGAACTTGCTGAGTTTATGAATGAGATTCATCATATCCACAAGGCAGGAGTAGATATTACTGTAGTACAGTGTGATACTTCTATCAGATCTATTGAACCTTATAGAGGCAAGAATGAAATCAGTGTATTAGGAAGAGGTGGGACTGAATTTGATCCCGTCCTAGATTATTACAATGCAAACCTAAAGAAATATACAAGCTTGGTATATTTCACTGATGGTGAATGTTATACATCTGTAAAACCAAAGAGCAAAGTCTTATGGGTTTTGTCAGAAAGATCAAGCATGAATGAAGACCTACCAGGTCAAGTGATTAAATTAGAATTATAAAAACAAACATTATGAACACAGTACAATTGAATGCAGAAGAGTTAAAAGGTTTTATCAAACACATGGTAAACAATAATCAGCACATCCAAGCTCAGGGTAAAGTTCCTGTAGCTGTCAATATTGAGGGTGATGCTGGTCTTGGTAAGACTTCAACTATTTTACAATTGGGTAAAGAGTTAGGAATGGATGTTGTAAAACTTAATCTATCTCAGATTGAGGAATTAGGTGACCTTGTTGGTTTTCCTGTTAAAGAATTTCTTGTTAAGAACCAAGAAGGTAAACAAAGATGGATTACTGAAGCTCAAGTAAGTGGTGCTCTTAAAGCGGGCTATACAGTAGCTGATAAAAGAATGTCCCATGCTGCTCCTGAGTGGATTCAAGGTAAAGGTGAGGGTGGCTTCCTAATCTTGGATGACTATACTCGTGCTGACCACAGATTTATGCAGGCTACTATGGAGATTCTTGACCGTCAAGAGTATGTATCATGGAAGCTTCCTAAGAACTGGCATGTTATCTTGACTTCAAATCCAGACAATGGTGACTATAATGTTACTAGTCTTGACGTAGCTCAGAAGACCAGATTTATTTCTGTTGAGATGAAGTATGATGCACCAGTATGGGCTAAGTGGGCTGAGACTGCAGGTGTTGACGGTAGATGTATCAACTTTATGTTGATGCACCCAGAGCTTGTAACTCAACGTGTTAATCCAAGAGCTATCACTACATTCTTTAATGCTATTAGTTCTATTCCTAAGTTTGAAGAAAAGTTGCCATTGATCCAAATGATTGGTGAGGGTTCTGTTGGAGCTGATTTTTCTAGCATGTTTACTATGTTTATTAATAATAAACTAGATAAGATTATTTCTCCTGAAGATATCCTTACTAAGGATGAAGCATATGTAAAAGGTGCTATTGTAGCTTCAGTAGGACAAGGTGATGATTTCCGTGCGGACTTATCCAGTGTCATTGCAACACGTGTTATTAACTATGCACTTACTGTTGCTGACAAAGGTGGAGTTCCGAAGGCTATGATTGAAAGATTGGCTAAATTAACTACTGAGTTTGATGGCTTTACAAATGACTTGAGATACTATATGGTCAAAGAGATTGTAAATGGTAATAAAGTTAAGTTTGCTGCTTTGATGCAGGATACTAACGTAGTTAAGATGGCAATTCAGTAATAACTAAGGGGGTGTAACAGCCCCCTTTATTTTATAATTATGAAAAGAGCAGTATTTTTTGATAAGGAAGATGAATCATTCAGTGTAGATGTAAGACATGTACTTGAAGATTCTTCAAAGTTTGAACTATTTAATTTAAGTAAAGGCTATACTCCTGCACAAGGAGATACAATTTATCTTATGCCGGGTGTTAATATCCCAAGAGCAAAACTAAAAGACTTAGCACTTAATCAAGGTATTAAGGTGGTTAGGGATCCTGACAATGCAAATGTAATAATTACAGGTAGGGCTACTCCAGGTAGATTACTATATGGTAATTGGTATTATACAGCACCTATTGCTAAGATTGAAGAGTATCTTGATAAAGTAACAGTAGATGAGTATTATAAAGATAATCTACGTACAGCTATGTTGTCTTCAGAATCAGACAATGTATATTTTAATTATAGTACTAAGGTTAGTATAACTAGTCATGTAGTTACTAGTGTATTTACTGGAAGTTCTCATCATTATTATTATATACATGATGAGTGGAAACAATTAGTTGATGACTGTCAGAACAAAGCAGTTTATGATGAGTCTGAACTACTTGCTATGATTAATGGTGATGATGCTGTAACAATTACCAATGAAGTATATACTCAATTGCGTGAAATGTTTAAGAGCTCAGACCAGGATAATCATATCATGGCTATGGAGATCATGGCAAACTCTAACTATGTAGAGAGTGCATTGTATTTGCTTATGTTACTAGAAGAGTATGGTCATAGAATAGCAAGTTGTCATACTAAGAATCATGTGAACTTCAAATCTATGGTAAGTTATTTTGGTCTTAGAGTAAGAGATGTGGACTGCTTAGATCCAGATGATGTTTCTAAGAAATTAACTTCACTAGGTCTTCTTACTACAGAATGGTTAAATATTCTTTTAGAATCCAGACTTGATTGGTTTATTACAAACATTGCTAGAAGTTCTACTTTTAATGTAGCAAGTATTGTTCCAACACCAGACGTTGCAGTAGCAATTGACTCTGACTATAGAGCAGAGATTAACTTTGATGATGAGGAACATCCAGTCTTAGACTTTGCTATAGGTCTTGATGAAGTCTCTGAAGAAATAGAAGAAGTACATCAGGATGATTTA